GGCGCTCCAACCAAATCTCTTACTTGAGCTTCGGTTAGTTCACCAACTGTTTTGTTTGCTATAGCCATTGCTATTTCTTCAAATGATTTCATATTAAATTCCTGTCCATCTGACGTTTGCGGGGTTGAGTTCTTCGAACACATTACCTCTTGCGAAGTTTGTCGCAGGAGCATTATAACCAGCAGCCATTAACATATCACCTACGTTAAATGGTTGTTTGGTTTTATTATCTGTTGCTTTAGGAGATTTCTTAACAATGAAGCCAAGAACGTTTGAACGATGTCCTCTTTCGGACTCTTCAGTTTTGATTAATTTGATGTAGTTACGACCTTCTTCATAGTGAAAGACCATATCTTCCATTCTCTCTTCAGCATAACCTTCACCGTAGGAATACTCGCTGCGGCTGTAAAAGTGCTTAAGATCAGCTTCCATAGCTGCTAGGAGGTTGTTAGTTGCAGTAATTAAATCTTTCATAATGTAGTTCCTTATCAGTTTATAAGACTATTATACCATAGTTTATGACCTTTGTAAAGGATTATTTTCATTTATTTTCACATAAAGGTGACCAGATCTCACAATCTGGTCACGCTATGCCTATAACTCTATAGGAAAGATCTTAGAAATCACGTCAGCGCAAACTAGAGCGATATCAGCGTGTTCCTGTTGAGTCCCATTAGATCGTCTTAGATCTATATAATGTAACCAGCTTCTCAAAGTACCGTTCATATACATACGGCTAATGGTATTACCCTCCGGCAATACACAACGAGCTTGCTCCTTAGCAATACCGTTATCAATAGCCCAGTTGTATGCGCCTTGAGCAGTAGCAATAACTTTCTTTTGTTGCTGGATCCAATGTTGTTGTAGTAGTTCATCATCAGTTGCAATAGAATTTTGTCTATTCTTTGTATCTTGTAGACGAGCTTCCCTTACAACAAATGGCCAACCTTCACCCATCTCTTCCGGCCTAGCATAGCGCTGACTAAACTCTTGGAATGAAAACGATCGATGCCTTAAGACCTGGCGTGCAATATCTCGAGTTGTTTCAATTTCCATACAAACCGATACCATTTCTAATGGAGACCAATGTTGATGCTTCATTAGATACTTTACTAGTTTTTCAGAAGTCCCTTCACTGTTTTGATTGTTAGGGTTTGAAACACGTGCGCAATATGCAACCATCTGCAGAAGATCATCATTGAGTTCACTTTCTGCAGGTGGTTGACTATATGATATAAGCTTTACTTTCATTAATACTAATCCTTTTCTTTAATAGTAATAGCAGCGATGCCGTAAAGTAATCCTAAGTAAGCTAGTACTTTAGCAATACCGCCAAACAAAATAATAGAACCACAAATAGCAATGATAGTAATACCATCAATACTTGTTCTTTCCATCGCTCTTTTCTTTAACCAATCCATATATTTCTCCTTTTATTAACCTTCAAAATTAAAATCAAATGACTTATCTTTCTTTTCTCTATCGCCCCATGTTGCTATGGGAACATCTGGAATAGCCATATCTGACATGATATCAGATTGAGCCGATTCCTCTACATCATATAACTTCATGCGTGCTCGATCAATACCGATTACGAACCTTTTGTATTTACTTACATCGTTATAACGATTCTTCAACTGCTTAACCATAACTTGATTCAGTTCATCTAATTCTTCAGTAGCAATTAGAGCAAACATTAAATCAGCAGTTGCTGGTAAACCAAAGGATTCAGAAGTATCTTCCAATCCAACATCAGTATTACCAAAGCCTGATCGTGTGGTTTGAGTTGCTGTCATGATTGGAACATTAAACTCAATGGCCAATCCTCTTAACTCTTCAGCAATAGCTTTGATATATGTATAACTATTGATGCTCCCACCCATTGCTTTCATACGAGAAGATGAACAAATATTGAGATAATCAATATAGATCATAGATGGTACAAACTTCTTCTTAAGCTTCAACTCATTTAATAGAGCTCTGAAGTGACCAGAGTGTGCGCTACCGGTAGGATACTGTTTGATAATTAGTTTACCTAGGTTAGCTTGTGCGATCTTAGCGATCTTTTCACTGAATACGTTCTTAGGTAAAGTTTCTAATTGCTGGATTGGTAGATCCATTAGATTAGCATCAATACGTTCAGCGATTCTTTCTTCAGCCATTTCCATTGTAATGTACAGCACGTTCTTGCCTTGCTGTAAAACACCAGCTGCGCCGTGACACATGAATAGAGATTTACCTACACCAGTACCTGCTAAGCAGACATTTAATGTTTTGTTAGGTAATCCACCCTTTGTAATCTTATTAAAGTAATCTAGGTCAAACTCAATTTTTTCTTCAACATTATTATAGAACTCAAAACGAGCATCAGAATCATCGATGTAATCATGGCCAATGGCTTGATCAAACGAAACTCCTAATGCATTTGAGAGTATTTCAGGGATAGCACCATCGCTACGTTCTTCATCTTTACCATCAATGATTTGAATGGAATCCATAATCGCAAGATATACTGCACGATCTTTACACCACTTTTCAGATTCATTAATAAGATATTCAGTATCAACATCAGACTTAATTGCGATTTCATTGATCAAACGTGATGCTTGGTTTAACACATCTTCAGGAGCAGAAACTTTAGTTAATTCTAGATCTAATACTCTGCTTGTAGGAAGCTTATTGTGAGCTCCAACGAAACTCACAATAAGATCAAATACTAATTTATGTGTACCCTCAAAATATTCCTTTTGAATGTACGGTATTACTCTACGACAATAATCATCATTATTAAGAAGATGATTCAGTATGTGCGTCGGTAGTTGACTTGATATTTCCAATTGTTCCCTCACTTATAATATGTGTTAATAGATCGCCAAGATAATTATTAAAGTCTGGATCTTTATTCAGCTTGCTATCATCAAATTCCCCTGGGTCATTGATATTATATGTAAACGATAAAGTGGCAGAATCTATTTCAACAGACTCTATAACTTTAACTGTTCCATAGATAACCCTTACGTCCTTGTAAGGGGATTCATCTGTTAAATGAATTGCATAGAAATCAGATCCAGGATGTTCAACTAGCTTATATTGATTATCCATCTATTATACACCATTTTGAGTTGTTTGTACAGGACTTTCTGGGTCAAAATCAATTAAAGATTTATGGCCAATCTGGTACTGCTTAATCAAAAAGTCTTTGAACTTTTGAGTCTTAAGAATAGGTTCCCAGAATTCATCTTCTCTAGTAGCTTTTTCTCGTACCTTTGGTTCAATCATTTCACCAGTATCTTGATCTACACGACAATACCAACCATTGTTAGGTTTGACTACAAAGCCACCAGCTTGAGCAATATCAAGTAGACCGCTGTTTCGTTCAACACCACCATCCCAAGAAACCGATACGGGAATCTTAGATTTTTCTTTAACCATTCGTGACTTTTCAACATTAATAATAAAATCATAACCTGTAACTTCCATTCCGGTCTTATTTTGTCTACGACCTAGAATCCAGATATTATCAGCTGAGTAGTAAATGCCTGTTCCACCTGAAACAACTGCTTTAGGGAATAGACCCATTTCTTGATATGTATGATTGACTGCTAATAGAGGCACATCTTTCATAGTCAAGTAAGGTGTTACCATACGGAATAAACCTTTAATAGCTTTAGCACGAGACATATCAGCAACTGATTTCTCATTCAAAGCATCTTCTAGTTCCTTCTTAGAAGCAAGGTTACCAATAGAATCAATAATGATAATGACTTTATCTTTACGTTCAATAGCATCTAACTGACCAACTAGATCAAACTTAAGTTGTTCCACATCTGTAATTGGAGTATGCAGTACACGATTAGTATCAATACCGAATGCTTCAAAATACGATTGTGGTGAACCAAACTCGGAATCATAGAATAACAACACAGCGTCTTGATTCTCTTTAAGATATGCACCAGCCATCAATAAGGCAAATGAAGTCTTAAAGTGTTTTGATGGGCCGGCAAGAACTGTAAGTCCTGAAGTAAGTCCACCATCTGGATCTCCTGAAAGCGCAACGTTAATCATTGGCACTTCAGTTTTGGTCATAGTCTTTTCGCCAAAGAAGATGCTATCAGCTAGAACGGCTGTAGTTTTAATCTTTGAATTCTTTTTCAATTTATCCATTACTGACATTAGTACATTCTCCTACGACCATTAGGTCCCATATCATTAGCTTGCTGCTGACGTTTTGTTCTGGCCAGAGCTTCTGCTTTCTTACGCTTACGCTTCCATGTCGGCTTTTCATAGTATTCTTTACGCTTAACGTCTTGAAGAACACCAGCAGCTTCTACGGCTTTCTTAAACTTTCTCATCGCGACATCGAATGGCATATCTTGAGGTGGTCGCGATTTCTGACCTTTCCGATATTTTTGGGGTTCTGCTGTTAATTTTACACTTGGCATAGTTTTCTCGTTTTATTAGTTTATAAGGTATATTATAACATAAATTCAGTTAATTGTAAACTGTTTTTTTCATATTTTTCAATTTTATTTTTATTGTCTTGAACAACGAAGCTTGAATCAACACTCTCTAATCTACCTTCTAAGAATAGCTTAATAGATTGAGCCATATCAGCAGCTGTTGTAACTGGGACATTTTGACATATATGATTTAGATTGCGTAGTCCACCTTGTAATATAAAATCATCAGGTAGTTTCATAATGGTCAAACATTCACGAATCGTAAGATACCGATCTTCTACAGGATGCGTTAACATTGTTGGCATGTGGCCAACGAAAGCTCCAATGTAACTACTAGGAATTTCAGTAGTCTTACGCATAATGTTACCACCAGCTTTTAGCTTAGCGTACATGCGTTTACATTTAATAGCTTCACGTTCGTATCCATGCTCAGTCATCCAATCACCAACGATGTTATAGCAAGTAGTTCTACCTAGCTTTTCTTCGATATAACTTAACACGTTTTCTGATCTCTCTAACTGAGCCGCAAATTCTGGATGAGTCATTCCTGGATGAATAACTTCTAAAATATATTTATAATATGGATTGTCGGTTGGCTTCTTTTGATTAGTCAAGATGTTCATTGGATCATCTTCTCTACGCTCTACTGACATAATCAAATCTTCAATGCGTTGATGAGGTCTCCAAGTATATCGAATAAGCGGCGTTGTTTCACTCTTCCAAAAGAAGTAAAAAGATCGATCTCTAACCTGACTTAAACCAT